AGGGGAACTAACCATCTTCTTTAGGGTACTAGCTTGTCCCGCATGTAGCTTAGAGGCTTTTTTTAAACCTTTTATAACTTTTTTAACTTTCTTTTTATTACCTATACTCAAAGTCATGATTTCTTCCCCTTAGCACCCTTGGCGTAGTTAGGGTCCTTGCAATATTTAGATGCGGCCATGTTAGCATAAGCACTTGGATAAGTATCAAACGTTCTTTGAGCCCAAGCTTTTCCCTTTGGGCAAATCTTACTTCCCTTGCTTTTTGAATCAGCAGATTTAGACTTTCTATTGTAGTTTTTTGCCACTATAAAAACCTTTCCGCTACAGCCGCGGCAACAATTAAAGCCGCAATACCCCAAAGTCGCATGTCTAAGCGTTCTAGTTGTTTTTCAATATTCTCAAATCTACGATTAGACTCTTGCTCATGCTTCTCCATAAGCATTAAAACCTCTTCTACCTTCATTAGCATTTCCACCTCTTACGAGCTTGACGCAACCTTGAATTAGGGTCCTTGGCTGCTTTAGGAAACTTCTTCATCTGACCCGCAGACCTTGCGCAATAAGACTTACGTCGCTTATCATCTGCGCTGCCTTTTTTAACTTTTCCAGTAACCGCGGTCTTTAACTTAGAACCGGGATTCTTTTTACGGTAAGCTTTAACGCCTTTTTCAGTCATTCCCGCCCCAGATTTAGTGGGGCGAAAATTCTTTTTATTGCGCTTCGGCATTTCGCCTTTGCTGGTAGCAGTCATTGCAGACTCCTATGCGTGGAACGCCGTAACCATTTTTGCCCCAGAAACATTGAACTGGATCATCAGATTATTTTTAAACAGAACGCCTTCTTCTGGAATATAAACATCGTCTGCTGCGTTAGCAACGCCACTGGTTCTTGTAACAAACACTGTGCTGGCAGCATCATCGGCGGGGGCTGTCCCGTTGATAAATTCTATCCTTGTGGAAGCCGCGTTTGAAATAGTGGTAAACGCCTTCAACCTAGTCCTTCCTGTAAGTAATGAACTAGTAGCTGCGTCCGTCATTCCCAAAGAAACGTTAGCGGCGTACTGAGCGCTACACGTTGCAGAAACAATTTTTTTAAAGAACCTAACCCCATCGACAGTTGCCGCAGAACCCGTAGAAGTTATGATGTCTGTTATAGTCTTGTCATTCAAATCTGTTCCAACGATAGTTACCGTTTTGTTATTATCATTTGTCCCCGTAGTGGTGACAGATATTCTACGGGCAGTGTCGGCATTGGACGTAGCGAAGAAGGTATTAGCTAACGTAAACACCAGATTTGGTCTTGCTGCCGCCGCGATAAACGTGGTGGAGGCGGGATCAAATACGCCAGATACAATGCTGCCTTCTACCGTTGTAGCGGTAATGTCTGAGCCTGCCATAACAGAACCCTCCTATGTTAAGGGATTAAGCAATGAGGTTATTGTTCTGCTGGTACAACACAGTTGCGCGGATTTCGCCGTTACTGGTTGCTCCGGTAGAAGTCCAAGTTAAGCGTAGGTCTTTATTGCCAATATCGGCCCAGATTAACGCTCCGCCAGCTTCTGTTGTTGGGTACTTACGACCCGCGCCCGAAGCCACTGAGATTGAAAAACTATTTAATAGGGTGGCGTTACCGCCTATGGTATCGCCAATGCTGAAAACACAAGTTGCGCCTGCCATAACACCAACAACGTCAATAACAATATCAACGATCTGGGTGTTTGCCGGGATAACAACGGTAGTTGTGTTTGCGGCAGACGCGCCGCCGTCTAAGTCAACACCTGTTGAGAAGGTCTGAGCCATAACAACTTGACCCACGTTGGCAACATTAGTGCCTACAGTAGTACCCGTTGTATCTTTGATTGTGCCTGCCCGAATCGGGCCAGAAAAAGTTGTAGTACCCATGTTGATCTCCTGTCTGGGTTAGTCAGCCGCACCATACGACTGTCAGGGAATATTAGTACAATACAGCATCTGCAAACAAAAAGAAAGGGGCAACCGAAATCGCCCCTTCCAAACTGACACCGACGGGTGCGTAGAATCCACTAGTACCCGCCATTAGCCGTTATTTACGCTGCGCCGGGAGTGCCGAACACAGAACGCCAATCAGATACGCCAAAGCTGTAACGCTCACGGGCCTTAAACCGCATGTTACCAGTGTCAAAATCGCCTTCCATAGCGGTCTTGATTGGTGAACGGTTAAATAGTTTAAAGCCGTTAGGAGCGTCAGTTTTGATGAAATAGGCATCACTATCTGTAAGGAAGTGATTAACTGCTGCCCCATCAGGCAACATACCCATGTTCTTCATCGCATTTGCGTCGTTGTCCGCTGTTCCGGGGCGGAGGTTGGAGTTAAGAACCCGCTCTGCAATAAATTGCAGTTCTTTAGGGATAACCAACTTCATACCACGAACAGCGATCTTTAGACCACGCTCGTCAGTCAAACCTGCAACGTCGATCAGCATTTGCTCAAGAGAAGTCTCGTTGAGGTCGGCTGCGACGGCTAGAAGGTTTGTCTGGTTGCCAGACAACGATGGGTGAGCATTGGAACACAAGGCTGCCCCGTCACCAATTGCACTAACACCCGCGGTGAACGCATTGTTCAGAATCGCGGCTGCTTTGATCTGCTTTGTCTGCGCCATAGAGCGAGCCAGAGCTTTGGTGTAACGAGACGCCAAACGATCATACAAGTTGTCTTCGATAGCTTCCTCTGTGATAGAGAATGCCAGTGCGATAGTTTCGTGAGTATAACGTGCCGTGTAAGTTTCTTGAGCATCGTCAAAGGTGATGGCAGAACCTTCACCTTTCACAGGAGCCGTTGAGAAACCTCCGAGCATAACTTCCTCCTCAAAAGCTCGGTCAGAACTTTCTTCGTCAAAGATGTCAGCATGTTCGTTTTCATATCGGTCATACTCTAAGCCAAACAATGCGTTAAGGCCCGGTTCTAGCTCTTTTGCTAGTTGTGCGCGAGAAATAGCCATTTTATTCTACCCTTCCTTATACGCCAGTTGTAGAAACAGTGGCCGCAGCAATGGAGACAGTAGGCGCATTGAAGTGGTTGTTTATACGAACAATTAATGGAATACCCGCAACAGTGAAGTCGGAATTACCTGCATCGTCTTGAATGCCCATAATTCGCAGTGCCAAAGTGTTGGTAGCGGCTACCGTGTTTAAATCTGCGGTTGCAGATGAAAGCCCAGTTGCAGTTGACCCAGAGTTACCTGTTGCAAACGCAATGTTTGCAAACACGCTGGTGCGGACTTCCGCTTCAGTGTTCTGACCAGCTACAACATTAGATGTAGCAATCTGGAACAATTGATTTGGATCATCGTACACAAAAGCTTTAACGGGGTGATTTGTATTCGCCCCTGAACCCGGCCAGAAATTGGACCAAGTTGGTTTTCCTGTGGAAGCTGAAACGAATTCACATCCGCCAAAAACGCCTACGATAGAAACGTTACCACCAGCCGCAGCTTGTAGATCGTCAATAACGCCCGTAGCCAACGGAATAACCGCCATGCCGTGGAAAATAGGGTTAGTGTTACCAGCGGCAATACGGTATTCTGTCATGCCAGTAGATGATACACTGCTACCCTGTCGGGAAATTGGTCGAAGGCCATAAGATGAATCTATATTAGCCATTTATCTTTCTCCTCAGTGGGAAGGTAGTCCGAATAATTTTACTTCCTTGGACCACCAAAAGTTACACGAGATTGACGATCAGCTTTACTAATCGTCATGGTTGAATGTGCGTTCTCTCGCATCATGTCAGAATCCACAGCTTCTAATTGATCTGCATTTCTTCGTGCAAAATAATCAGTCCGCTCTTTTATGGTTTCAACAGGGATGCGAGCCAACATTAAACCGCCAACTCCAAAAACACCTTCATATTTACCTGTTTCGACTACCGGGGATTCAAAGTCTGGGTATTCATCCTGACGGACAAGTTCCCAACCTTCGCGCATTTTAGCGCTGATGTTTTTGCGATCATCAAAGCCACGCGTTTCGGCGCGAATCCAACGATGTTTAAAACCATCCGGTGCAGGTGGTGCGTCTAGCATAGACGGGGGAGCCCACGGCTTACGCGCAGCCGTCTTTTCCCGAGTTTTGTTTGCGTGAGGCGTTCGATCAATTTTATTATCTGACATATTTCTAATCCTTCACGTATTTTGCGTATTCAGTTAGCGGCACACCCAGTTTTTTCGCAATTGCGACTTGGCTCGGGGTGAGTCGAACCTTTTTCCCACTACTGCGCCCAGAAACTGATCTCGAAACCCCAGCAACCGTCTGGACGGGTCGCCTGCTAGTGTTGTTAGACGGCATATTAAACTTCTGTCCAATACGCTGGTCGAGTTCATTATAGTAGCTATCGCTCTGCGGGTCAAACCCTTCATCTTCAACAAGCGTTTTGTGTATTCCGAAAGCCGCATATGTCATGGCATCATCTTGACCAAACCACTCATTTTTCTCGGCCCAAGACTCGGCCTTACGGTCTGGCCTGCGCACTTCTTGCTGCTGCTGCTGCTGCTGCTGCTGCTGCTGTTGTTGCGGCTGCTGCTGCTCGCGTTGAGCATTAACGCGTTCTTGTTGCATCTTAGCTTGAGAAGCACGATCATTCTCAATAGAAAGCGCTGTTAACCTACGGTTTGCCTCAACCGCAGCTTGGCTGTCACCCATCTCCATAGCACGAGCATACTCTTGCTCCGCCTGAGTTAATTCAGTGTTAACCCTGTGAGTGTACTCTTTAACATAGCTCGTGTCCAAGTTAGCCATGCGGCTTTTAAGCTGCTGGGATTCTCCTTGAACCTGCTTGGCAAAGTTTAAAGCCTCGCTTTCACGGCGCTCCGCTTCGCGCATCTTTTTAGTAAGTCGATCAATGCGCTTCTGCGTAGAGCTTTCCGCTTTTTCAAACGAATCCTCGTTATCAGAGCCGTCGTTTAAGATTTCAACTTCTGTACCGGAAGCGTCTTCCGCAGTTAAATCAAGTTCTATTTGGTTGTCTTCAGACATAGTTTACTCCTAGAAATGTAGAACATCTTCGGGACTTTGGATAGTTGCCAAAATCTCATCGTCGTTAAGAATACGAACCTCGCCGCCGTCGATCCTAAAGCGCGAGCCAGCGTAACGGGCAAACATTACCCAATCACCCTTTGCGCACCACGGACCATTCGGAAACTTGTCCGAGTCCTGATACGCTAATTCACCAACCTTTAGGACGTATCCTACTTGGGTAGAGATGGCGTTTTCCTCAACAACTTGGTTGGGAAGATATAAGCCGCCGTCTGTTTGACCCTTGCCGCGGTACGGAAGAATCAACAGTCTCCAACCCGTTGGGCCGGGCATTCTTTCTAAGAGGTTTTCCCCGATTTTTTCGGGGTCAAGCACTTTTTCTTTTCCGAGACCCGCAACGGCCTCCTGTGCTGCTTTCAAGTCTATCTTTTTTGCGTCAGTCATTACTACGCTCCTGTTTATCTAGCAGGCCCTTGAGTTCCTGTTCCACGAAATTTAAGGAATCTAAATTCCCCATAAGCTCTCGATATTGCTCTATAGACTTCACATTGCCAAACTGCATAGTTTCAACAATGCTTTGTCGCCTATCCCTTATCATGCGAAAAACGGCCTCCGCAATGAATATCTCATCCATTCCTATAAACTCCCAGTTTATCTGATATGCAGACTACTATAATCTATACGAATGGCAATAGGATTTAAGCCAACATTGCCTTATATGTTTTTGGTCCAACTATTCCGTCAGGTTCCAAGCCATTACCCGCCTGCCATACTTTAACATACTTAGCGGTCAACTGACCAAAGAGCCCATCAGCATCCAAACCAAGAGCTTCTTGTATTTTCTTGACGCTTTCACCCTCAGATCCTACCTTAAACAAAGTGGGCGCGGGCGACGGGTTCATCTTGCCGCCCAGAATTTCTAGGGCGTTTTGATAATGATGCTTCCGATCTTCAAGGCCAATTGTTCCACCGTTAATTTTTTTCGTTGCCTTAACAATGTCATCAGAGTAGCGATTTAGGTGGTTTTCACTCCAGAACCAACAGGCGCTTTCTAATGCCCCCTTTTTTGTAGTAAGATAATCGTTAGAGCGTTCAAGAGTTTTACCTAGGCTGTTAGCAAAAGCGGTTTGATTATTTTTGCCCGTCAACTGGATTACGCCCGCCCCCTTGTGTCGCCAGCCATCGCCAGTTTCAGTTGGGCCGTTACCCATGCGATTTGCGTAGATAACATTTGCAATTTTTTCTGGTTGACGATGATACTCTTGAGCATCTCTACCCGCACGTTGAAAATATTTTGAGAAAAGGGCATCAAGCGCCTTAGCCGAATAGTTTAAGTTCTCTTTTAAAACACGAAAGTTATTACTCTCATGCCCGCATTGAGCCATGAACATAGCAATTCGGTTAGGAGTATCAATTTCATACTTCGGTAACAGGGTCTGCAACGGTTCAACCCACTGGGACCAATCATCGTTGCCGTGAAGTAAGAGGTTAACTTGTGAAGGAGTTAAGATCATTTGTTCGCTCCCATAAATTTAGAGACACTACGCTGCCCAAACCAAAATGCGATGATAGCAGAAAAGAGTGCTTGGGTTTCATTGTCAAACCTCAAAGGCACGGCGTCTTTCCAGTTGCCACCTTCTTCCATAGCCTTCAAGAGTATGACCGCCTTGACGGCAAGGAATAAGCCAAAAAACAAATAAGTAATAACAGGTCGTACACTTGCGGATAATCCTGCGGCAAAGCCGCCAGTAGGGTTAGCAAATTCATACAGGGCC